CACAAGAGGCATGGTCAACCCGCTATACACACGAAACCATTGCCTTGGGTTTCTCAATCACTGAAGAAGCGATTGAAGATAACTTGTACGACAGCTTGTCGTCTCGTTACACCAAGTCATTGGCTCGTGCTATGGCTTACACCAAACAGGTCAAGGCTGCTGCCGTCCTGAACAATGGCTTTAGCTCTAGCTACCCCGGTGGCGACGGCGTGTCTTTGTTTAATACCAGCCACCCCTTGATCTCTGGCGGTGTCAACAGCAACACTCCCTCTACTCAAGCTGATTTGAACGAGACTTCCTTGGAAGCCGCCGTTATCCAGATCGCTGCTTGGACTGATGAGCGTGGTTTGTTGATTGCAGCCAAGCCTGTCAAGCTGATTGTTCCTCCAAACTTGATGTTCACTGCTAAACGCTTGTTGGACACTGAGTTACGAGTTGCAACCGCAGACAACGACATCAACGCATTGAAGCAAATGGGTGCAATCCCCGGCGGCTACACTGTCAATCACTATTTGACAGACACCAATGCTTGGTTCTTGACTACAGACGTGCCAAACGGTCTGAAGCACTTTGTTCGTTCACCGCTGGTCAACAGCATGGACGGCGACTTCGACACCGGCAACGTGCGTTACAAGGCCCGTGAGCGTTACAGCTTCGGATGGTCTGACCCTCTGGGTATGTTTGGGTCTTCAGGTACTGCCTGATAGATGGACTGGGAGTTCCCGGTCGTCCAAGGGAAGGGAGCTTCGGCTCCCTTTTTTGCGTTTAAACTCTTGTTGACTGCGTTTAAATGGTGTATATTGCAAACATTCCGGGCTTTCCGGTGTATCTGACAGTCCCGGCTGACGACATGCAGACAGATACGCCTAACTTGCATGTAAGGAAAATATCATGGCATTGACAACCTTCTCCGGCCCAGTCTCTTCTCTTAATGGTTTTGTGGGCGGAACCGCCACCAACCCCATTGTGGAAACAACTGCTGGCAACGTATCCGAGTCTTACGCTACGACTTCAGCTACCACTGGCGATACGCGCCTGTCGTACAACCGATTGATCTTTACCTCTACTGGTTCAGGCGAAACTTTTCGTGCTTTGACCCGAGTCACAGGTGCAAATGCTGCTACAGGCGGCACAATCAACGGTGCGCACATCTCTACTTCAATCAACACAGGCGGTTCAATTTCTGGCGCGGCTAACGCTATTCGTGCAACCTTGGGCGGCTCCGTAGCTGCTCCCGGCGGCACTTTGGCTGTTCTTCAGTTGGACACAGACTATTCTGTCAACGCCTCTTTGCCCACCACAGCAGCTTTCATTCGAGTGTCTGACAGCGGTGCAAACACTGGTGAAATCCCTAAGTTGTTGAACATTGAAACTGGCCCTGCTGCCACTTTGTTCACTGCTGCTACTAGCTCAAGCACTTTGGCTGGCGGCATCAAGGTTCGTATTGCTGGCTCTGATTACTTCTTGGTCGTCGCAAGTGCGGTGGCTTGATGCAGATTACCAAGGAATTCTTGGAGTCTGAGATACGTGACCTAGAGACTGAAGCACAGAAAGCCCAAACCTTTTTGATTCAATCTCAGGCCACGATCCAAGCGTACAAGATGCTCATAAACAGGATAGAAGCACCAGAACTGGAGCAGCAAAATGACGATGCAGTATGACGTAAAACAAGGGCATTTAAACCAAAGCGGGTTTTTTGTGCTTGGACGCAACCGCGTAAAAGGCGTTTCTTTTTATGGCGGTAGTGGGACTTTGGTTTTGTTTGATACAACCGTAGCCCCAGTAACTTCAAGCGTTACTTACGGACGCAGCAGCACAACTGTAACGATTGCAAAAACTGCGCATGGGCTAACAACCGGCACTGTTGTTGGTATTCACTTTGATGCTGGTTCTGGCGGCGCTGCTACTGATGGAAATTACCCCATTACTGTAACAACCGCAGATGCGTTTACGATCACAGACATCAATACTGGGACTATCACAGGCTCTCCGGCAGCGGTTTATGTCAGTGGCGTAAATCGTTGGCTGATGACCTACGAAACGCACTCATCGGACGAGTTCCAAAATGCTCCGCTTATTCCCGGCGAAGGCGTAGTGGCAAAAAATGGAATTTATGCCTATATGAGCGCTATTGACGCAGCGCAGATTTACTATGGCTAAGTCACCCGCATGGCAACGGGCGGAAGGGAAGAGTCCCAAAGGCGGCCTGAACGCCAAAGGACGAGCTTCCTACAACGCAGCAAATCCGGGGAAACCCGGGTTGAAGCCACCTCAGCCAAAGGGCGGCAGTCGCCGCGACTCTTTCTGCGCCCGGATGAAAGGCATGAAAGCGAAGTTGACCAGCGCCAAGACCGCAACCGATCCGGATTCAAGGATTAACAAGAGCCTTCGTGCGTGGAACTGCGCAGATGGTGGATACGTCAGCAGTGCTGATGGATGTGCCATCCAAGGCAAGACAAAGGGTAGGCTTGTTTAATGGACATCGCAACAATCTGGTCTGCTGCACTATCCCTCATCATGGGGGCATTGTGGTTTTTCATCCGAGAAAAGTTTGAGGATGTCAAGCGCATCGAACGTCTTTTAAACATCACACGCGAGGAGATTGCCCGTGATTACGCAACTAACGCAGAAGTTCAAAGAATTACTGACCACATTGACCAACGCTTTAATCGACTTGAAGCAAAAATTGACCAGCTTATTCAAGCGGGGAAGTGATGCCAGCAACAAGTCTTAAGCAAAAGAAATTCATGGACGCTGTGGCTCACAACCCAGCATTTGCGAAGAAGGTTGGAGTCCCCAAATCAGTGGGCAAGGATTTCAGCGAAGCCAGCAAGGGTATGAAATTTGGCAAAGGCACAAAAAGCCGTGCTGATGCGCAGACAGTCAACAAACCCAAGACAAATCAAGGTAAACAGGAACTTTTTAAAGAAGGTGGAACTATGGCAACAAAAATGAACCCCGGTTTTATGGCAATGATGGCTAAGAAAAAAGCTGGAGCCAAATCAGAGATGCCTTCTAAGATGGGCAAGCCCACCATGAAAAAAGGCATGGACACCGCCAAAGACGGCATGAAGATGGCTAAGGGCGGCGGCGTTGAAGCCAAGGGTAAAACCAAAGGCAAACAGGTCAAGATGTCTGGCTCTAAGCCATTGGGCATGAAAATGGGCGGCAAAGCCTGCTAAGGAGTAAATCATGGCAAAGAAAAACGTTGGAAGATTAGCTGGACTTGCTGCACTTGCGGGCGCAGCCTACATGATGTCCAAGGGTAAGGATGCAACAGGCCCTGCTGCAACTGCTGACGAAAAAAAATTGTCTACAGCCCGAACAGACGCGCAAAGAGAAGCCGTGTCTGGTGCTAAAAAAGCTGAAGCTGCAAAAGACGAAAATTACAGTAATGAAGGCTACAAAAAGCCAGAAATTAAAATTGAACCTAAAGTAAAGGCTGATGAACCTGCTAAAAATAATAAAAACGACAGAAACGAAGATTACAGTAATGAAGGCCGTAAGAAGCCTGCTCCTGCTGCCCCAGCAACCACTGTATCTTCTTCTGAAGAAGGGATGAAGAACTACAAGCCGCGCCGTCCACCGGCAAAATCTGCTAATACTGTATCTTCTTCAGCCGAAGGCATGAAGGACTACAAGCCGCGCCGTACTACGACAGCGCCAGCCAGCACATCGTCTTCTTCCGCTGAAGGCATGAAAAATTACAAGTCCCGCGCAGGCTCTCTTGCTGGCGCAGGTAGAGGCTCCGTAAACCCGCCGTCTGTTACGCCTCAGCAATCAGCGCGTGATGCCGAGGCTGGCATGAGTCGCGGAACTCGCACCACGTCAACCGCTGGCGCTGGTCGCGGTTCTGTCAGTCCTCCTGTAGTCAAACCTTCCGGCCCAAGGGATTCAGAGTCAGGCATGAGCCGTGGCACACGTCCTCCCGTGGTTGGGGGTGGTCGTGGCACTGTCAATCCAGCGTCCGTGACACCGCAACAATCTTCACGGGATGCAGAGGCTGGCATGTCTCGCGGTCGTCGCGAAATGACTCCCAGCCCCGGTCAGTCTCAGGTTGATACCGTTCGTAGATTGCAGTCTGCCGCCCGCGTTCCGTCAAGTCGTGCTGGTATGCCCGGATACGATGAGGCTGGTCGCCCAATGATGGCGGGCCGCCGAGGCTACGATGAGGCTGGCAATCCCATGAAAAAAGGCGGCGCAGTCAAGATGGCCTCTGGTGGTATGACGGCATCCCGCCGCGCTGACGGGATTGCCTCTCGCGGCAAAACCCGCTGCAAAATGTATTGAGGTAAATCATGACTGAAGACGAAAAGAAAGCGGCTAAGTACCGTCAAGAAGCCAAAACAGGCGGCACTGACGCTCCTGTTCCTCAGTCAGTTATTCAAGAGGCTGCTGACAAAAAGATGCAAGAGAAAGCCAAGCAAGCTCCAACCACCAAGACAGAAATGGGCAAAAAGTTTGCCAAGGGCGGTTCAGCTTCCAGCCGTGCTGATGGCTGCGCTGTCAAAGGCAAAACCCGTGGGAAGATGATCTGATGATGGCCTCTCGCGGTATGGGCGCAATCAACCCGAAGAAGATGCCGGGGAAGAGGGCTGTCCGCCGTAAGCCACAGGATATGTACGCAGAAGGCGGCGGTGTAAACGCTGCTGGCAACTACACCAAGCCAAGCTTGCGTAAGCGGATTGTGGCTCAGGTCAAGGCGGCAGCTACCCACGGTACAGGCGCAGGCCAATGGAGCGCGAGAAAAGCGCAGCTTGTAGCTAAAAAATATAAAGCCGCTGGCGGGGGCTACCGAGATTGAAAGCGCCACAACAATCCCTTAAATCTTGGGGCGACCAGAAATGGCGAACCAAGTCGGGTAAACCCTCATCCAAAACGGGTGAGCGGTATCTCCCAGAGGCTGCGATCAAAAGTCTAAGCCCAGCGGAGTATGCCGCTACAACCCGTGCAAAACGGGCGGGCAAAGCCAAGGGAAAACAGTTCGTGGCACAACCAAAGAACATTGCAAAGAAAACGGCAGGGTTTAGATAATGGCAAATACCTCTGGCGCATCAAGCTTTAACCTAGACCTCACCGAGTTGGTCGAGGAGGCGTTTGAACGCGCTGGTAGCGAGCTTCGCACGGGCTATGACTTACGTACAGCCAGACGCAGTTTGAACATCATGTTTGCTGATTGGGCCAACCGTGGCATCAATCTGTGGACAATTGAGACTGGCACGATTGATTTGGTGCAGGGTCAGAACACCTACCCCCTACCCAACGACACCATTGACCTCTTGGAGCATGTCATCCGTACTGGCGGAAACATCGCCTCAACTCAGGCTGATCTGACCATCACTCGTATCAGCGTTTCTACCTACGCCACAATCCCCAACAAGATTACGCAGGCCAGACCCATTCAGATTTGGATTCAACGCTACAACGGGCAAACATCAACGACAGGGTTAACCCTAGACGGTGCAATCACCAGCACATCCACGCAAATCACGCTGGACTCCGTGGTTGGGTTGCCAGCCGCCGGGTTTGTCAAGATTGACAATGAGATCATCAACTATGGATACATTGACGGGAATGTCCTGTACAACTGCTTCCGTGGGCAGCAAAACACCACGGCGGCAAGCCATGCGGACAATGCGA